TGCGAGGTCAAGAGAGCCTTGCTCTATTGTCCACATATTAATGCCACGGTTCTGCCACTCAATAGTCATCAAGTTCATAGACCGACGAGCAGTACGAAGGTCATACCCAGAACGTAGTTCTCGACCTGCACGTTCCCACGCTTCTTCAGCGATCTCCGTAAAATCCATGTTAAATGTTGTAGTGCCTGATGTAGCCATGTTTACTTGCCTTTAAAGTACGCTTGTACTTCCGCTAATAGCTTAGTTTTAGACCTACGGCGATCTAGCTCAACACCATATCCTCGCATAAGTATCTCAAGTTCTTTCTTGGATAGCTTTGCATAATCCGGTGTGGTTTCTTTAGCAGGTGTTTTAACAGGTGCAGGTTTTACACCCATAGATTTGAGTCTGGCTTCGGCTTGTTCTTTGGTCATTATATCGTAGACTTTAATATCGTACGTGCCATCAGATTGTTTTACACCAATTTGATAGACTGGTCCTCCTAACGAAAACCTACCATTTTGAAAAATCTCCATTAATTTTTCCCCTTATGTTTGGTTGGGGATACTCTACACAGTTTATCCACAGGTCGCCTCAACCATTTCTTTTCAGCGATTTTGCTACGCTTTTCAGACACGCCTTTAGCTGTCTTGCGTACTTCACCACCAGATTTGTAGTATGGACGAACCCAAGACAGCCTACGCACTATGCGCCCTTCATTGTTACCATTTTGGCTTTATGAATGCCTTGCTTAGCTATACCGCAACCACGAACCTTGCCGCCCTTCTTCATCATGGGCATTGCGCCACCAGTTACGTGCCTTTCTTCGTGTTGTTGCATAGGCATTGCGCCACCACTGCCTTGACCCATAGGCATTGCGCCACCACTGCCTTGACCCATAGGCATAAGAGCACGCTTTTTCTTCTTTTTCTTTTTCTTTTTTGCGGGATCACCTATTACAGAACCTTCAAGGCCACCTAAAGGGGCTGGCATTGGGCCTCCCCTGTTATATCTTTTAGATTTCATAAACTTATCTCCAATGTTTTAGCAATCTTACCTTCCTTACGAGTCCAAGCGGCAGACTTTTTAACTAAGCCTCCGCTTTTATAGTAAGACCACAGAACCTACTCCAGTATTAGAGTAATTTTGTTACCAGAACCAGTAAGTGCAGCAACAAAACAACCTTCACGCGCTAATATACCATCTGCGGGTATATAAACCTCATTCCAGCCTACAGGTAATGTGAGGTCCAAAAGTATGTCCCCACTAGCGGTGCCATTACGTAGTTGAAACGTACATGCGGCAGCGGCGTTAACCACTATCCCTAGTATACGAGTACGGTTCGGACCAACGAGAGCCGCAGTGTCACCCTGCGAGAAGTTAAATGCGCGTACTAAATTAGCAGACATGTTACCACCTCTCTATTACGGTTGAATTGCAGTGTTAAACGCCTGTGCATACAATACAGTAATTACTGCACTACCCGCGTTAGTGCTTGCGGAAGAAGTAACAGTTAAACGCTCATCAGAAGTTCCTGTGTTGCCCCAAGTAAGGGTTCCACCACCAGAAGCGCCAAGAGCTTTGATGCCTACGGTTGTTCCTGAAGCGAGAGCATTAATGTATGTAGCAGCACCGCCAACAGTATCACCAACACTAATGTTAGTAGAAGTGTTAGCTGCAACAGCCAGATCGACAATAATGTTAACGATTTTAGAATTAGCGGGAATAACCATATCGGTCACAACCGCAGCAAGTGCGCCGCCAGATAAATCTGCTGAATAGGATTGACACATTACAACATAACCGACGTTTGCTATGTCAGTACCTACTGTTGTGCCGTTAGTGTTGCGAATATTACCAGCCCGAATAGGACCAGAAAAAGTAGTAGTACCCATGTTAATCTCCTGTCTTGGGTTAGTCAGTTACACCACATAACTGTCAGGGATTGGTATCTTATAGCACAAAAAGTAATGGGGGGGCAATAATTGCCCCCACACTAATTACGCACCGGGTGATCCGTAAATTCCTAGCGGGTCAGAAACCCCGAAGGAATAACGCTCACGAGCCTTATAGCGCGAGTTGCCCGTGTCAAAATCTGCATCCATAGATGTAGACATTGGCGTACGAACAAAGTGCTTCAGGCCGTTCGGCACATCAGTCATCAAGAACCAACCATTGGTGTCTGTGAGGTAATGATTAACGGCATATCCTTCAGGGATAGAACCGTTATTGCGAAGAGCGTTAATATCGTTATCCGCAGTACCTACACGACCATCAGTGTCCAACAGACGAGTTGCAACGAACTGCAATGCTGGTGGGATGATTAGCTTCCGTGGCTGAGCAGCGATCAACAATCCTCGCTCATCTGTCCACTGGCTAATACCAATAACGGCGGCTTCAAGGGAAGTCTCGTTAAGGTCTGCCGCAACAGTTGGGCGATTCGAGTTGCTGCCACCAGAAACAAGTGGATGCGCTGTTGAGAGCAATGTCTGTCCGTCACCGTAAGTGGTGGCAGCAGCAAATCCATTATTCAAAATAGACGCAGCTTTAACTTGCTTAGTGTACGCCATTGCACGAGCTAGGGCCTTTGTATAACGAGCAGACAGTGAGTCATACAAGTTATCTTCAATAGCTTCCTCAGTAATTGAGAAACCCATCGCAACCGTCTCATGAACGTAACGTGCACTCCATGCTTCTTGAGCATTGTCATATTCGATGGCTGAGCCTTCGTCCTTGACAGGTGCTGCTGAGAAACCAGATAGCTTAGTTTCTTCCTCAAACGAGCGATCTGAGGATTCTGATTCAAAAATTTGGGCGTGCTCTTCGCCGTATTTTGCATATTCCAACCCAAACAGTGCGTTTAGACCGGGAAGTAGCTCTTTAAGGAGCTGGGCGCGTGAAATAGCCATTAGTTATCCCTCCTAGACGCCAGTGAGGTTGTTCATTTGATGCCCTGCGTTCCATTTAACGAGTGCCTCAGTGAACCCACCGGATGAGTTTTTGGTTTCCTCTACGAGTTCCACAATACGCAAAGGTAACGTGTTCGTCGTAGCGGTCGTGTCGGAAATACCACATCGTGAATTTCCAGTAGCAGTATCACCAGCGTTGTTGATCATTCCTACGTTTGCACCCAAATCGGTGATCGCTAGATCGCCAATTACTGGCGTAGCGCCAGCAGCGGATGAAAGTACAGCAACTTTAAACAACACATCAGTGCCATCAGCGACGTAAGCCATGATGTCAGATGCAACGGTGTTTGCTGGGTAATATTGGCTGAATAACTGATAGTTCAGTGAGGGATCAGTATAAGTACAACCAAGAAATACACCAATAGGCGTCATTGCTGCATCAGCAGTATCACGCGATATGGTGCCTCCGGTTAAAAGTTGTACAGCGTCACCACTAAAGATACTCGTGTTATATGCACTCGCAATGCTATATTGACGAGTTACGCCCACGAAAGGTACGCCGCTTACAAGTTTAACCGGAACTAGCCCCGAAGGGCCACTTACAGTTGGGTAAGCCATGCTAAGCTCCTAATTTAAGTTCCGTTTCCGAAAGTGATCTTCGTCTTCCTGTCATTAAACAGAGGCATACGAGGATCATTTTCTCTCATGAGACTGTTGTCTACAGAGTGCATCTGAGCGTCTGTCTGTTGTTGATAGTGACTAGACCGTTCTTCAACTAACTCTACTGGAGCTTTACATAACATTAAACCACCAATCACCACGTTCTCTGCAAAGCGTTCATTCTCTACAGTAACCATTGTAATTTCGGGGTGATTTACTGCCTTTACAGGCTCCCAACCTTCTCTTATTTTTGAGGATACATTAGTGGCGTCAACTTGCCCTTGCGTGCTTACACGAACCCAATGAAATTCGTAACCCGGCTCGGGATTTGGAGATGGTAACATCTCGGGACGCGTCCAAGCCTTTTTGCGGGTCGTTTTTTCTTGTGTTTCTAGTTCACGGTCAATTTTATTCGTAGCCATTATTGTTTCCTCATATCTAGTGCAACCTGTTTGGCGTATTGTTCGGGAGTAAGTCCCAAGCGTTTAGAAAGCTGGTACTGTGTTTGCGTTAGCCTAATTTTTTTAGGCGAAGTGCTCCGCGTAGCGGGTGCAACCACATTTGATTGCTTCTTCGGCTTACCTACTTCCTCTCCCTCGAAATTCTCGGGAAATAACTGTCGCATACGAGAGTCAATCCTCTCGTAGTAGTCGTCACTTTGAGGATTTACACCCTCCTTTACAAGTTTATTATGCAACCCCAACGCGTAGCTTGTCATCTCTACGTCTTGGTTGAACCAGCCGTTAGCGTCTTGCCACGCTTGTGCTCGTTCATCAACATTCACTGGCGGTAGGGTGGTTTCAGGTACCATTTTTACATTAGTTACATCTTCTTGTAAAGCTGGTAACTTGAAATTATTTAACCTATCGGCCTTAATATTGGCATTTGTTAGGATTTCTTGTGCAGCAAGGACACCATCTGAGTCCCCGGCTTCATACGCATCCTTATACCGCTTTTTAGCAGATTCTAAGTCAGTTATTACGTTACGCTTAGCTTGCTCAAGTAATGCTGTCTGATTTTTGTTTACGTTGGATTTGAGTTTCTTGTTCTCTTCCACAAGTTGTTGAGATAGTCTCTCCAACTCTTCACGTTCACGGAAAGCCGCTTCTTTAGCACGGCGTTCGTCGTGATAGCCTTTGCTAAAATGCTGTATCCGTTTACGCACTTTTTCTGAATAGTCTTCCAACTCGTCATCAGTAATGTCTTCTGGGGGGTCAGAAGGTTTACGATTGCGATCAGCCTTGGGCGTATCATCAACCACTTCAACCTCATATTCGTCGTCATCAGTACCCACTTCACTTTCAACGACATTCTCAGCTTTCTCAGCCTCGGCCTTATCTTTATCACCTCCAATGTCCACTTCGATAGCACTGGAACCCTCCACTTCAATTTCTTGTATTTCTTCTGTTTTCTCATCAGGAAACTCGTATTCTACTTTTTGAAAAGGCATAATTTATCTCCTATACAGCCATGATACCACGAGGATCGGGAATTACAGCTTCCACAGAATCGTCGTTCATCAATCTGAATTCTTTTCCATTAACCCTAAACCGTGTGCCTGTATTCATACGAAACATCACATAGTCACCCTCTTTACACCAAGGGCCTTCGGGGAAACGATCTTTGTCTGAATAGGCATCTGCGCCCATGTCTATAACAATACCCATAATCGACATGATGTACTCTTTATGCATCTGATCAGTTGTTTTAAGGAGGGTACTGTCGTGATAATATTCTTCGACATCGGGTAAAGCTATTAACAAATGATAGCCAGAAGGTTTGGGCATTTGTGCTTCCCATTCCTCGTCACTAACTTTGCGTTTGATATTAGCCTTAACAGGTTCAGCTTCCGCTGCCTCTGCCGCCAGTTTTGGTCTCGGGCCACTAATGTATCCTCTAGTCTGAGTATTAGTCATCATCTTCTTCCATATAGTTACGCGAGAGGTCTTCAATGTGTTGCTTGCTGGCTTCGAGACCCCGAATTAAGCCAACAATTTCCTTATAACCTGCGAAGTCTTTAGCGGACCCCCCAGAAAGAAATTGAGTTGCAGACGATATATCTTCGTCGAGTTTATCTACTAGCACGTCAAAGACGGTTTTAGCCATTATTTACCTCGTTTAGACTTGTCAGCCATCATCTTCGCAAGCTCTAAATCGAGCTTGTTGTTTTCTTGACGACGATTTGCCGCCACGCGAACACCCTCTTTTTGGGCGTCTAGTTGTAATTCTTGTTGATCTAATTTTAATTTTTCAGCATCCATTAAGGCATCGACTTGATCTTTCTGCGATCTACGCTGCAAGTCCGCCTGTTTGAGCTGCACTTCTTGCTGATCTTTTGCTGCCTTACGTTGGACTTCTTGACCTTTGAGTTGTAGCTCTGCCTGCTTCTGTTGGAAGATCGGGTCTTGTTGCTGTTGTTCCGCTTGTTTCTGCGCGGCTTCTTGCTGATGCCCCTGCGTAACTTGAGCACCTGCTTCTGCTATCAGACGTGACAAATCTACTTCAATCTGTTCTGGTAGTTGTTCCCCCGGAGGTGGTAGTGGCACACCAAGTTTTTCTTCGATCTGCTGGCGATACTGGAACCCAAGGTGCTCTGCAATATGCGCTTGTAGCGATGCCATAATCTGTTGTGCCTGTGGGTTCTGACCAATCATCTGAGCAACCGGTGGGTCCTGCATAAACGATGTATGCGTAGCAATATGCGCTTGATGATCTTGATATATAAACGCTCGTATTGGCTTGCCAACCAGAGCATCCATATTCTCGCTGACTGGATCGACGGGCTTGGAGTCTTCTCTTGTAGGAACAAGTTTGTCTGCGTTTTTCACACCTAACACTTCAATCATCTGGCGATGTAGTTGTGGTAGGTCATATATCTGAGGCGCTTGCTTGGTCATCTGTAACACAGCTTGATACTGTACGACTCGTTGAGCCATTGTAGAACTGTTAGGGTCGCTGACGGGAATTACATCCACCATCATATAATCTAGCTGCCGTGCGCTTACTTCGCCTCGTAGGGGCTGATACCCGTACTCTTCGGGTGCGTACTCTGCCATGATAGCTTTAAGGAGTTTAAACTCCTGCTTCATAGTGTAATGAACCCGCGATTGTACTGCCGCCATTGGCTTCAACGTACGCTCTAAGAGCGCTAGCGTAGTACCCACAGGAGCATTGGCTGACATGTCCGAGATGTTCATGTCACTAATCGCGCCTAATCGACGACCTTCAGTCGTGATCTGGTTCAACAGAGCAAGGAGAGTCTGACTAGGTTCCTTGTACGGAAGAGGCATGATGTTGTCGCGTATACTACCGGACGGTACGTCAACATCTTTCCATTCCCCCGGTTCGATGGGAGTGTCATCCCCCTTGATACGCAGTCCTCGGGACTTTAATCCGCCGGGGAGGTTCGACAGAGTACCAGCATCAACTAGCTGACGTATCAAGGAAGTCCCAGCCTTAGCATACCCACCAATGATATGAATAAGGCCAAGGCCATAAAAGCCAAATCCCGGTACGTATACGTAATGTACGAAGTGTTGACGCTTGAGCATTAGCTCATCGTCTTCACTCCAATTACGTCGTATAGCGAGAACTTCTCCAGTACCACGTTCAATAGTAACAACGTAAGGTTTTGCTATTTCATCATCGTCTTCGTCAACACCATCAATAATTAAATCTGCGTGTATTTCATAAATAGCAAAGCGACTATCATCAGAGATAGAGAAACCATCATCTTCGGCTTTCTTCTCTTCAATGTCTGTATGGAACGGCTCTGGGTCTCCTAGTTCTACATCACGGTAGAAACCCCCTGCCTGTAATTTTTTTAGTTCGTTCTTGGTCTTGCGCATGATATGCGAGACACGTTCAGCTTGCTCAATCGTAGACGCACCATAAGGCACGATAACGTCTTCTGCTGGGATATAGATCGCCATCTGGCGTCCTAGGTTAGGATCGAAGTAAACCTTCTTAAACGCCGACCCTGCGAGTCCTAGGCTATATAGCATCCGTTCGTGTTCGGGTCTGTACTCCACCATACGCTCAGTAAGCTCATAGTTCATGTCAGCCTTTACGCGTTCAGCGGCTTCAATTTTTTCTTGTGTTTCATCTCCAAGGATTTTAACCTTGACAGGTCCAGCGGCGGGAAAAGTCTCACTCATTGTCTCTGCTTGGAACCGGATAACTGCTTCTGTTAGAACTGTAGAGTACACTCCACAAGCACCATCCCACGGGTCTGTACGCTCTTCGTATTTAAGTCCTAGAATATCTAGTCCTTTAACAAACGTATCTGCCCACTCTTTTCGGCTTTCGATGTCAGCTTCTACAAGCCCTAACAAGTCACTAGATAATTCTTGTAAGTCGCCGTCTTCCAGCGCCTCTGCCAAGTTACCATCAAACCCCATGAGGTCAGTCTCGTTCATGTCAGGGATCAATGTGATCTCGACACTTCCATCAGACAGCGTAACCATTTCAGGATCGACAATTTCTATTTCTAGCTCAGTAGTGCCCATTCCTTCAACACCTTCTAAACCTTCTTCTAGTTCCTTATCCAGACCCTCTGGGGCTGAATATAACCCTTTTTCTATCGCCATAATTTATACTCTAAATTAGTCTTACGCGTCC